CGCGGCGGCGACCGCTTCACAGTCACAACGAAGCGGAGCGCGGCGGATGATGCCGTGAGACCTCCCGACTTTTTTGATCAAAAAATTCGCTTCTTGGTACCGCTTGTACCGGTACAGACGGGTACTCCAACTTGCGCATTTTTTTTCTCCTCCTTCCTCCCTATCTCGCAGCTGCGATATACTCCTCCTCCTTTCTCCCTTTCTTATTTCCCTTAGAGGAGAAACCGGTACTACCGGTACTAGTGGTACTTATCCTTGATTGGCGGGCTGTTTTTTAGGTACCGGTGTCCATTTTGATCGGTACTACCGGTACCTAGTCCCACCAATTAGAACCTGTCCGGTTCTGCGGTGAGTCTGTTGGTGTGATGATCTTGAACTCGGCGCGGTTACGCTCTGCGTTGCGCTCGCGTTCGCTCGCTGCTTTGATTTCTTCTATCTTGCGCTCGTATTGGGCATTGAGTGCGTCGCGTATTTCCACCGCAAATGCTTTGACCGTGCACAAAGCGATTGGCAACGCACCTCCGCACTCGTCTGTGTAACCATGTTTGAACACCATCCAGCCGGAAACGAGATTTTTGCCGACTACTTCTTCCCACTGGTAGTAGTATCTGTTGTTCGTCGTCATGACCTTTCTCTCCTTCATTCCGTCGGTTTTGGTCGGCTGTAGCCCTTCACTTGTTTTCCGGCGATTATTGTTTTGCCCGGTCCCTTCCATCCAAGTCGTCGCATGCAACGACCGAGACGCTTGTAATCGAAGTCGTGTTGTTTGCTGATGTCGATCCTGAGGACGATGGATAGTAGGTCCGTGCTCGAGATCCTTTCTTCCCCCTGCTCGGTCGTCCCGATTACATCGACGAGAATGTCGTCCCATGGATCGTGTTCTTCCCGCGCTTGCTGTTCGACGCCTGCGGTTTCCCACAGCTCGCGCCGTAGCCCGATCGAAGCTCCCTCTCGCTCCTGCTGTGCCGCTTCAGCCCAGAGCTGATCGCGATCGCGCCTCAAGGCCTCAATATCGATAACGGATGTCTTGATGGGCCAGAACCTTCTGTCCGGCTCTTTCAAATATCGGTCGTTGTTCGTCGTGGCGAACAGCACGCAGCGTCGCGGTTGGTCGACGCGGTGATGGCCATAGGCCGGCCGCGCGCGGTCGCATGTGCGCGAAGCAAATGCCTTGATATGCTCGACCTCGGTCTTGCGGATGTTGGATAGCTCGGCGATCTCATAGAGCCAAATACCGGCAAGGAGTTCCTGTTGCTCCCGATCACGCACACCAAAGATCGACTGGTCACTGAAGTTCTCAGATCCGGCCAAGGTTTCGATCGCCATTGACTTGCGGGTGCCCATCGGCCCTTCGAGCACGATGATCGGATCGAACTTCGTGCCTGGATGGCGCACGCGGCGCACCGCGGCGGTTAATGCGATGCGGCCGAACTCACGATTGAGGGGCGTATCTTCGGCGCCGGCATAGGTCTCTAGCCAGCGCACGAGCCGCGGCGTGCCGTCCCATTGCAGTGCGTTGAGATAGTCCAGCACTGGATCAAAGCTATTCTGAAGACACAATGCGATGATGGCGTCATTGACGGTTTTGGTACTTGGTTCAAAACCAAATGCCTTACGAATTTTCACCCGTAATTCGATTGCTGTGTAATCGAGATTGCTACGTGACTTAAGGATCAAGCTTTCAACTAAAAGTCTGTCGTGAAAGATGTCGTAACGACATTGAATGCCGAGCACTCGAATTGCTGTCCGCGTATTCCTTGGTGTTGCCTTTGGCGTGCCGCTCTTGTCGACCTTGTCCCATTGCAACGGTTCATCAGGTTCTATCGGAGCCGCTTCCGGTTGACGCTCCTCCTGCCACTTCTCGTAGGACCGCTCGACTTCTTCACGCAGCCGTCCGGCATACTTCTCGCCGATGCCGTGTGCATGCCGCTCCAGCTCGGCAATGATCTCCTCGACTGACATCCCCTTCGCCGCCAGGTGCCAGACGCAGGCCTGGAACAGTTCGGACCTCTGTCCATTTGGCGCGCCGTTCCTGATCACCTCATCGTAGTCGATTGAAGACTGGGAACCGGCCTCGTTGAAGTCGAAGCGCTGACCGTTGCTCTTCGTCTTGCCGTTGCTCTCATAACGGATCAACAGCTTATCGATCAGCCCGTCGAGCGGCGCCAGCTCGGTGCACTCCCCCACCTCGCACCCGCTGATGGTGATATAGCGCGCTGTGTTACGATAAAGCTCAAGGCCGGCGCCGGTCTCCGTGTCGATTGCGAAACGTCGGTGCACCTCCGCTCCGCTTGCTGTGCCAATGATGCGCAAGCCCGCGCCGGAGACGGTCACTTCGCGATAGGCGCCGTTGCTCTCGGCATTCAATTCAGATGCCCACTGCGCCATGGCGCCAGTGGTGGGATCGACGCAATGGTCAAGATCAAGTGCACCGATATTGGATGTCGCCAGCATGAAGCCGATGCCGTCGGCCTTGCCAGCAGCGACTGCGGCGAGCGCTTCCTCATAGGAGCCCCAGGTTGAGGGATCATCCGCCTTCGCGTATTTGCTCGGTTGTCCGGGCTGCCGTGGCGGCTTAGTCCATTTGGTCTTCCGCCACTCCCAACGCCACACGACCCAGCGCCGCTGATGACACAGGACGCGGAGCGCGAGCGGTAAATGGGCAAGGTCACCGTTGTGTGTTGAGGGCTTGGGCGTCATCTACGTTTCTTCACGATCCGGCTGTAAAGCACGAGCAGCCACTTGCCTTGCTTCTCAGTTGGTTCACGCTTCGCACACCACATGACCATGTCGTCGACGAACTGTGCTTCGTTCGGCTTCAGCCGGCCGTTGGCGTTCTGCTGGATCGCAAGTGCCATCTCGTGAAAGGACGGCCCTTCGGTATTGTGGAAGCCGCTATGGGCGGCATCCTTGCCACGGCGGAAGGCTTCGTCGTAGATCCGCTGCATCTCCTCTTCCGAGAGCTTGCGCCCACCGACACGATCAGCAAGGTCATGGATGTCGGCGCCGTCCGCTTCCGGCGTGCGCAGGATCGCGCGCGCAGCGGCGACGACCTCGCCGTCGTTCGGCGACGACAGCATCTTGATCAGCCTCTCGATCTTCTTCTCGTTCATTTCCAGCAGCGGTCTTTGTGACCACAGAGGCGGCATTTCCAATTGTCGGAATTCCCCGTGAACCGCGGCAGAAGCTCGCCGGCCCGCGTAGCTTCGATCACCGTCTCGGCGCGCTTGATCGTTGCGCGCGTGAGACCGGCATCGTAGGGCACTAGGACGTGCAGCCTCTCGCAGGTGTCGGCGTTCACCGCCGTGAAGATCGCCGGGTTCTCGTCGACGCCAAGGAAGTGCTGATAAAGAGAAACCTGCGCCGCATATTGCGGATAGGCCTTCGGGAGCCCGTCGCGATCGAGCGATCGCCACCCCTTCGCATTGACGGCCTTATGCTCCCATAGAGCCGGATAGGAGAGGTCCCGGATCTTTGGACCAGCAAGGAGAATGCCATCGGCATGCCCGCTCAGCATTCCCTCTAGTGCTGTGAATTGCAGGCGATCATCGGGAGCAAACTTAAACCCTGAATGGATCAGATGCTCTCGTGATCGCTGTTCGAAGTAATGCCCGCGGTCGAAGATATCCCGCAGTCGCGCTGGATGTTCTGGGTCGCACATCCAATCGAACTGAATTCGGCGCAGGCATTCGTGACCGATCGCGGAGGCGCCGAGGTAGCCTCGCGTCTCCTCCCGGACGACGCTCGCATCGATCACCGCATTGAGCGCGATATTGATCGGTTGGTCGCTTTGGTTAGTCCTATTGAAGTCAAGTACGGTCACCCTCGCCCTCCAATTCATGGATGCGGTCGAGGAACGGCGGGATGCTCAAGTCAGCCGGGATGTCGTACCGACTAGCGTCCGGCCTCTCGGCTTTTTCTGTGACATCGGCGGGCATGCGCTCCGTGACCAGGCCTTGTCCGCGATCACGCGCGACGTGAGCCTTGCTGATCAGGGTCCCTGCTTCGCTCAAGAACGCGACAATCTCCTCCCTGGAGAGGGCGCGTAGTGGCTTGTTCCAGTCGATATCGAAGTCGGCTAACTCAGGGAGGATTCCCTCGATCGCGCCAAGGTCCCACGGATCGGGCGTGACGTTGATGGAACGGATCGCCTGTTCGATGCCGATGCCGCTGTTGGTTGCCTGTTCGGCGCGGACCTTGATCCAGCCGAACAGCACGGCGGTGACAATCCAGCCCCACTCCACGTCGCTGAGGCGCCCGACCGGCGTCATTGGCGGTAACATCCCGGCGCGCACGGCATCACGAGCCGCCTCAGTGGCCGCGGCAGTTGCCCGCCGCAGCCATATGTCCTCGATCGCCGTGGCCGATAGCTCGGTGGAGACGAAACGAAGCTTCGGCCGCTTAATCATTTCGCCCACTGCGGCTTCGTGATCGGTGTCACAGCGGAGCCCGACGACAAGGGTATTTCGCGTTGCTTCGGTACCTGCTGGATGGGATGCCACTCCTTGCGGTCGGGAGTGATCACTTCCAACAGGATGTTCTTATCCTTCCCGATGTAGTCGCCAGTGCCCCTCTCGATGCCGATCTTGCCCATGAAGCGCAGGCCGTCGAATTCGGTGAGCTCGGCAGTCCTTGCCTTCTTCGCCGCTTCTGACACATCGGTTGGCTTGATGTTGCGGGCGCTTTCGAGAAAGGCTCGCAGCCGCGCCTTAGTAATATCGGCAGCCTGCTCGTGACCGTCCGTCGTGCCGGACACCACGTAGAAGCCCCAAAGCTTCCGTTTGGCGAACGGTCCTTCGATGATGATGAATTCCAAGTCGAGAGCCTCAGCGGGCGGGCGCGGCTTGCCGTCTTTGTCGACGCTCTTGGTGCGCGTCAGAAGGCCACCCTCCCCGGCGTTACCGGGGCGGAGGTTAATCTCGATCACGGCGTTGGTGCCGGAAGGGATTAGTTCGAACGAGCGCTGCTCGTCCGCAGTCGAGTAGTCGAAGGCAGTCATTGGTTGTTCCTCTTGTCTTCAGTTGCTTTTGCTGCTGGCGACACCAAAGGCGAGGCGGTCGCCGATTGCCTCGTGAGCTTGCTGATGAGTTTGCCGAGATCCGGCTCCTCGAATTGCCCGAGGCGGCCGCTGCGATCTTTGGCCGGAAAGGACCACGGGTTCGGCGAGGCGCAGATAAAGGACCGCGTCAGGACGCCGTCGCCGAAGTCGATCCACTGATAGGTGATTACCTCGTCGACGACGGCCGGCAGTTCGCGTCCGGTGCGCGTACCCTCAAACTGCAGGCGGTGTTCCGTGTGGTTGAAATCGTCGACGACGGTTTCTAAGACGCCGAGTAATACGACACTGACGTCACGCGCTTGCTGGATATGCATCAACCATGCGAGGGCTTCGCGGGCATGCAGGCCGTAGGCGCCGCGGAGATCCTTCTTACCGCTGCGCTCTGAGAACGCTTCCGGCTGCTGGCATGCCCACTGGAAGCACAGGCGACCGACCGCGGTG